GGCAATCGCGCCAAGGCCAGGAACGACCGAGAGCGCAGAACTTATGCCAGTCACCGTTTCCGCAATACCAGAAATCAACCCTTTCTCTGACTTCTGAACAGCTTCTTTGCTAGAAGGGGCATGTGCCTCAAGTCTCGGGAGCGTCTTGACTGGTTTATTGAGGAACTTGGAACTCTTCTTAGGGGGAGCCCCCGATGAGAGGGAGAACGTATACGTGTCCAGGGTTGGACCGAAAACGCGTGGTTTGATGAAACGAGCGAACACCTGTATCGGAACAGAGTGACTGGCGTCGGCTGTCGTCACCTGAAGATCGGTGATAGCCTGAATGGCCATCGAACCGACATCATACTGTGGGTTGTTCACCAGTGCCATAGCTTGTGATGGGTTATTGTACAAAATCCGAACAATGAGAGTCGGACAAAGATTCAAGCCCATAATAGCATGAGTGGCAAAGCTGCCGGCAATTTGATCCGTGAAGATCACACTGCTTGACGGCGTGCTTGACTGGGTGACAACTTGGAGCAAACCAGAGTGCATTCCGGTAGACTGGGTTTGTATGCGAATCTCAACACCCTCACAAGTGAAAAGTGCAAAATTTGAAAGATTGCTCGCTTCTTTTACAATAGCAAACAAAGATTCTGGGAATTGCAACACGCCAATGGTAGCGCGACCCAGGGTGTCGGTCCACGTGTAGGTGACAATCAAGTACTCACGCGCGATAATACCGTTGATGCCGGTGTCCTTAAATGCGTCCGCTGCTTCCAGAGCAATGGGTGGCGCATCATTTGAAGGACCCTCAAGCACCACGTCTTCGTGCGCTGTTCTCATGTTGTCACTGTCTGACTCCTTTGGGGAATCATCCATGTGGGCCGTTAATTGGACGTCTTTCTCGTCCATGCCAGATGGCCGCAAATGGAATTGCGAACCGAATCCCAGTTGGGAAACGATATCAAATTCAACATAGCGCCCACCGATCCACGAGGCGTAAAAGTTTGACCAAGAAACGAGACAAGGCTCGAATTCGGCGTCAACCATCGCTTCGTTTAAGGCTGTCATCTCCCTCTTGTACCGTTCGGGACCATAATGGAACCAATCGGACGCCGCGGAGAGGACGATTTGCGGCAGGATGATGGATTGGTCTTGACCTTGCCTGACCCATTGAATACACTCTGTGAGCGATTCAGTGGCCAGTGGAGCAAAGTAAAAACCATCACCATCTGGAACGAACCTCCTCTTCAAGAAGGTTAACTCCTCAAACGGGATGTACTCCCGTTCATCACCATTTTTAGATGCTGTGGTGATGACGAAGCCTAGGTCCTTCCCGGCTTCTGCGATCGAACGACAATTATAGAACGTGCAGTTGGGGTTAACGCCTTGAGCGTTATCGTCCCCAAAAACAACAGGTCCAACATTATCAAAGAACGATTGAACTGACCAGCTCTTACCGAATTTCTTCTCTGTGATTAGTAACCATGAGGCTACGCAGAAAATGATACAAACGATGGAGTTGATCAAAGCAGTCAAGGGTTCACCAGTGACGTGTGATCCGAGCGCATGCAGCAATGTATCGCCACAAACAAGATAGTGCTCAACAAGAGCCCACAAAATATTGTAGCGAGTCTGATAGTGACCGTCATTCTTTGAAGCAAAGAGGGCAAATTCACGAGTGGCTTCTTTAAGCCAATCCTCATGCATTGAACCGTCCATGTTCCAAAAGTCACCATCGACGAAGTTGGTTCCCACCCACCGGTCCATGCGGTCGACAATTGTCTTCCACTCGGCTCGGCTGTGGGGATTGATGCCAACTGCGTGAAACTTGTCTGAATGTCCTTCCATAAAACTTTGAACTGCTTTAAGGAAGTATTTTCGAACGAGAAGTAGGTAATCAAGGCCTGCCGTGTCTGTTGGACGGGCACGCCCCTCTTCCACCTTCGCATGGGGCAAGAGTTCGTCTTTGAGAGAGACGATGAACTTTTGGTCGGTGAGCGGCTTAACCTTAGCTTGGGATTCAAGGGCTTCCACATCATGAACAATGGACGCTACGGGATGGTACCCATCAGCTTCCAAAACAAAGAATTTCTTCTTCCCGTCAGGCTTTTGCAAAACGTAGGGAACGTCTTGGGGGCCATAACCGGACGAAGTTGTCATGACAATGGACTTCATGTATTCTTTGCCAGGAACGCCATTGATTGCTTCAAATAGCGTGAGGGGCTCACCTTCCGGGGGTTTCCCAAACTTGAGGTGGATCTGATCCGCCGCTTGTCTGAGAAGATCAAGCCGGTTTACGGGCAATTTTGAGGTCGCTCGCTTCACCGCCTTTTGATATGGCCAAATTTCTTCGCCTTGAGGGCTAATAAACTTGCGCATATGTGGAGGTCCCTTCACACTTGGGTGAAGTTTAGGATGATTGTGCAAAACTGAGGGAACGATTTTCGTTCCGCGAGCAAGCTGCACATACTTGCCAGGAGCTAGCTCTTCCATTGAATCAACGGAAATGCCAGCTTCAGTAATTGCCATCTGCGCAGTGAGGGCTCCCGTCACATCAAGTGCCGGTTCCTCATCAATCGTGGACAGCTGCTGTTGGTTGAAAAGTGGGGCAAGAAACTCCTGTGAGAGAATGCTGCCAATGACGATACACATGCCTTTATGACCAGCGACATGGAGCGCGCAAAGTTTGCGCGGGACGCTGGTATTTTGAAGCATGTAGACCGCCCCACAGTCACCTGGGGTGGTGGCCGCGTTGGCTCGGATAAACCGGGCCAAACTCACTTCTCTGGGTAAGTTATTGTGATCGTAAAAGTCATAGGAAACTGACTTTTGTAATTGAACTTCAACTTTGTGCAAACGTTGCGTATACTGATTTCTCAGCTT